CTTCCTTAGCGGTCATATATTTAATTTCTACCTTACCACTAGATAGGGGATTATCTTTAGGATATAATAATCCTTTAGATGGTAATTCTATTTCTTCTGTTGGGAATTTAAATTCAGCCATAATCTTTATTTGGTTAAAACGTTTTTATCAATTATAAATATTAAAAAGGGAAGTTCTTAAAACGGTTATTATTTATTTATTTATTCTATTTTCGAACTTATCAAACCTTGAATCCATTTGTCTATAAATTTCATCAATTTGATTTTGATAATCTAATTCTACACTACTTATATGTTTCTGATAATCTTTGCCTATTTCATCCATAGCTAGATAAGCATTATCTACGGATTGTATGACATCTTTAACTTTGGCTTTCACCTTAAACACTCCTATCGAAGCATACCCTACTAAGAATACACCTACTGTGGATAGGACACCTAACATAAATTCTAAATTTTCCATATTTTGTTCTTTTTAAATGTTTAAAGAACTATCCCTTTTAATATTTGATGTTCAATATACAAAAAAGCTTGACCGAAGCCAAGCTATTTTTGAGAAATTAGGGGTGAGTAAAATTTTTAGAAATTTAATACACAGTAATCTGGTTGAACTGTCATTGTAATTTCTTGAGCAGCATTTTCAGTATCCCAGTTAAAATCTCCAAATGAAGCCTCTGTAATTAGTGCTCCTTTAATGATCCATTCTGAAACGATATCACCTACAGGTCCTAGTACATTGATTGTAAGATCTTTCTTATAGAAATCACTATAACCATCTCTACCAGTTACTGATTCGTGGTGTAATCTAACCCATTCCATTACTGATTGTGCACCAGATGGTGTAATTGGATCAAATAGTGTAAACTGAATAGTTCCCCAAGTTGTTTTACCTTTTACAAAACGTTGAACGTTAATATGATTTAATGGTACTGTTCCTTGGGATACAGTTACGGCTCCTACACCTTTCATGATGTATGCTGGAAATCCGTCTACAAAAGCTATAAATCTATTCTTTTGTTTTGGCTCGAAAGCTGTGAAAAATATTTCGTTTGGGTTTAATACTGCCATTTTATTTTCTTATTTTATTATAAATATTCGGTTTTTTTCTTTTTATGCTGGAAATGTTGCTCCAGTTGGTAATACGTTGAAATCAAGTATAATAAATTCAGCTGTTTTAGTTGGTTGTAAGAAAATCTGTCCGATTAACTCATTTCTATCTATTACATCCGGTGTATTATTTGTTTCATCCATTACTACTTTAAATGCATACAATCCTTGTCTTTGTTGAACACTTTCTAAATATGGATTTACTTGTGTTAAAAAGTTTTGTCTTGTAGCAATTGTATTTGCTTCAAATACTAAGTTATCAGCAATTTGAGAAATATAATCTTTAAGTGTAATTAACAATCTACGTACATTTACTCTATCTAAAGCAGTTGCTGCTTTTTGTAGTGTTTTCTGTCCAAATACTACAACTCCTTGTTGTGGGAATGTAGCAATTGGATTAACATTACCTTCATATAAAGTATCTCTGTTTGCTGATGTTAATTTTCTTTCAGCTCTTACTACTGAACCCATTCCACCTCTTGTAATACCTGCTGGTGCGAACCACGGATCACTTGAAGCATCTGTAAATGCATACACTCCTGGAATCATTGTAGAAGCTGGTACATAAACTAATAATCCTGTATTTGGATCAACAGTTTGTAACCAAGGCCAATATGCGGCTGCATAACTAGTATCTAATGATGATGCGTTTTGTAATACAGTATTAATTGCTGTATTATAAGGAACTAAATCCATTATATAAATAGCATCACCTCTTGCAATAGTATTATTTTTTATTAAGTTACACTGGTTAGCGTAATTTGAATAATATAAACCTGGTGCTGAAATTACATTATATTGATAATCATCTTGATTAGCTAATAAATTGATAGCATTTGTATAATCTGTTCCAATTAAACCTTGAGTATTTATTCCATCTATTTCTTCGTAGAAACGGTTATATGATACTGAGTTAAGGTTTGAACCTAAAGCTTGATCAAATGAACCTGATCCTACTAATGGTAAAGATGATGTAAACTCATTTTTTGCTATTCCATTATTTTGGAAATAATGTGGGGTGTTGAAATTTACTTCTTTCACTCTTATATAATTAGAAACATTTGGATAAGAACCAGATTCTTGTAAATATGTTCCTGAACCATCTGGTGCTACTACTACGTTAGAAGTAATATCACCAATTGCTCTTGAAATATAATTTGGGGAAAATGGATCTAATGAAATATTATTAAATGATTCTAATACTACTTTTTGATTATTATTATCATTACCACGTCTAACTATTAATGAAAATACACCTGAAGCTGTATTTACACTTGTAATTTCCCATCTGATATTATCAGCGGATCCAAGTGCTAATGCGCCCCCAGGTAATTCTGTTCCTGCTGAATCGGCTCCTGCTGGTGTTGTATTATTCATAATTAGTCCTTCAGAAAGTGTTTCTAATACAAAAGCATTTGCATTTTCAATTTCTGAGTCTAATAGTACGTGAGTTGCTTCTAATGATCCAGCACCTAAGTCACCTGCAGCTATTGTAACTGTGTTACCTGCTACATATCCTGCTCCTTCTGCTGTAACCGAAACTGTTTCTATTTCTGAACCTACATTTATTGCTTCTATTGTGATAAATACACTTCCTCCAGTTCCTGCTGTTAAACCTGCAAGTACTAAGGTATTTTGGTCAAGTTCAATGATTGTACCAATTTCATATCCAGTTCCTCCTGCTGTTAAAACTCCAGCTGCATCCATTCCTCCGGCAATATTTGTACTAACTACAATAGTCCCACCTGAGGCTCCATTGTTCGTCATAGCAGGCAAAATTGTAATAGGAGTTGTTGTGACACTAGCATCATATGATCCATCCGCAATTCCATCACCTGTTGGTACTGCTGAGTCTGAATCTACTAATAACCCACTTACTACTGTTGTTACTGTTGCTGTTGCACCTGAACCATTGGCACCAACCAAAGCAACGTCAGTGTATGTACCTATTGTAGCACCAGTATTTGTACCACCAGTCCAAGGAGTTAAACCTCCTACTAACCCACCATCTCCTGTTTCAACATTATTTTCAATGTTTGTAGATAAAGCGGGTGTAAAAGAACCGCTTGTTACTCTTGTTACTAGTAAAGAACTACCTCCACTTGAAAAATAATTATTAGCTGCTACTGATGTTAAATAAGTGTAATCTGTAGATCCACTTTCTAGTGCGCCTCCAAAAATTGCTTGAAATGAACTAAATGAACTAACGTAGGTTGGTTTTTCAACCGGACCTTTTACGGTTGGGCCTATTATAGCCGCGCCTCTTACTAAAGGTTGAGCCGTAACAAGTGATTGATCGTTTTCTCTTGCTAATACTCCTGGAGATATTAATGTTTCTGCCATCTTATTTTTATTATTTTAATAATTGTTTTATTATAAATATTAAAGAGGGGTTCAAAAACTTATTCTGAGGTAATAAATTCTCCTGTTTCTAAGTTAATATTCCCATCTCCATACTTTTCTTGAAGTTCTTTAGCTGTTTTATTTGATTTTTCTTGTAAATCTGCTAAACCATCTAAAATTGAAGATCTTTTACCTTCTAAAAATGCTTTTTGGATATCAACTTGTCCTAAGTCAAAGGTAATTGCATTTTGTTGTTTTTGATACTCTTTAAGAATTGTTAATTCTTTTTCGGATAATTTCTTTGTTTCACTCATTATTATAGTTATTTATAAATATTAATTAATTTTTACTCAGTTAAATTTATTTTAAAAATATTAATTTATTATGCTATTATATATAAAATTTGGTGTTGATTTAGATATATAATTAAGTATTTTACTAGTTATATGGGGTAAATTAATTGCAGAATCACAATTGAAATTATACATTATAAGGTCATATTTAGAATATTTAAAACTTTATTATACACTTGATCTACAGTTATTGATTTTTGACAAATGTGTTGTTTTTCAGTTCCTTGAAATACCGGACACCAATCCCAATCTCCTGGGTCAAAAGTAAAATTTTTATGTACCCAACAATTATTACAAACAGAATTATTTTCAATTTTAGTTAAATAATTAGTAAATTCAAAACCCCAAGGAATAAAATTGTTAATCATTACTGTTTGTTTATCTAAAGCCCAATTAACCCAAGATAATCCAGAACCTAATCCGATAAATAAATCAGCATGATATAAGTAGTTCCAAGTATCTTCCCAACCTAATTTTTCTTTATTAATAATATTAGTTCCTTTAAATCCCTCGTAAGAGAGGTTAACTACCTTATATCCATCTCTATGTAATTTTTTTGCTAATTCTCTCCAATTTTTATGGGGCCATTCTTTTAACCCTGCTGTAGATCTAGGGCCTATACAAATATACTTATCCTTAATAGGCTTTTTTTTAGGAGTGAAGTTAAGACCATAATTAATTTCTTTATAAGGTAGTCCTAATATATCGGTTGCAGTTTGAATTAAGGGAATTGTATTAGGGGG